CGCCCTTTTCGTAGTTTTGTAACTATCTATTACGAGAATGTTACGTTGCTAATTGCAACTTCACCCAAGTAATCAGCCGCATTACCAAGAGATGATGCTGTATTGTTAAGTTCAATATAGCCATATCTTGTCATGAAGCCTACTACTGGTTCAAAAGTTGCTGGATCAAGTACAACACCTGAAGACATTAGCGGAATGTATGGGCAATAGAATGCCGCCGCGTCTGCTTCAGACGAACCTTTGTATCCAACTAGTACTGCTGTATCATCAGCCGCATAGCCATCAACATATACTCTCATAGCATTGTTTAATGTACCAACAAATTTTGTGTTAGTTGGTGCTTCAAAAGCGCCTTCAGTTGTACGAGCGAACGCTGAAGTAGTAGCAGACTGAAGAATTGTTAACGCTTGTGGCGAAACAACTGCCCAGTTACCTGCACCTCTACGTGTACGCTGTGCAATCTTGTTAGCAGTTCTGTTAATTAAAACAGCAAGAGCCGCGTGTTCATCACCTACAAATGTAGCAGTACCACTTACAGCCGCTTGGTTGTAAGTTTCTTCAGTAGCCGCTAATGAACGTAATGAAGCAAGGATTTCTTGATCGATTTCAGCAGTAATCTCTTGTGCTAATGCCGCCATGATTTCTGCTTCGATGTCGATACCCTGTTGTGCTTGTGCGTCTTGTGCCGCTTCAAATGTCCAACGAGCAGATAATTTACGAGTTTTCGCTTCTACTGCTTGTTTTAAGATTTGAATTGACATTTTACGACCTGGAGTTCCCTCTTTAGCCGCAGTCGCATCTGCTTTACCAGCGTCTGAACCTGCTTCATTACCTGAATATCCAAGTGCAACCTTGAATGGTGATAATGCTTCCTCACCTGCTGTAGCATCGTCTGCTGTTTCAGCATAACGTACTCTTAAAGTGTGGATCTGACCAACTGGGCCAGTCATTGGTTGTACACCTACGATTTCGTTAGCGATAACCGTTGGCATCACACGTCTGATTACTGGTAAAATCACACGGTTTAGTGTTGCAACATTTCCTGCGGAAGTTGCTCCGGCAGTTGCCGACTCTGCGAGATAACGTCTAGTGTTCTCGAGAGTGACGTCCATTACGCTTTTCTTGTGTCCTTGTAGACCTTCCATTAAAGCGTTTTTGGTTGCCTGCCAGTTTTCGTTGATTATTTCTGACATTTTGTCCTTCTCCTTTTTAGTTTAATCCCGCGAGTTTGCGGAGTTCAATTAGGTTTGATTTATCATCTACCTTTTCATTAGTCTCTTTATTGCCTGTAACTTCTGTGCCTTCATTTAACATTGCCTTTTTTGCAGTTCTTGGCGCTCTATCTTCCATCACTGCTGGTAGATACTTCTCAAACGCTGTGTGCAATTTTTCTGTTTGCACTGATTCCAAAAGTTCAGACATCAAACCTTGTTTGTCCTTACCTAATGGGCCGAGCAACTCACTCATCACTGCAACACGTTTTGCTTCATCTTTGGCTTTGGAAATTTCCGCATCCTTTGATTCTACAATAGTTTGTTTCTCTGTGATGACCTTATTGGCTTCTGCTAACTGCTCTTCTTTTTCTGCAACGAGTTTCATTAACTTCGCAGTTTCTGATTTCTCATTGATGTAAGAAGAACCATACTCATTAGCAACTGCTTCAAAGATTTTTCTACCAAAATTGTTTTCACGTGCTGAATGAATATCTTCTTTCAACTGTGTGATTTCTTCTGCAAGTTTTTTGCTTACAGTTTCTTTAACAACTTTAGCCGATTTAGTAACAAACTGATTTTTCAGTTCGTCTAACTTCGATTTTGCTTCTTTCACAAGTTTTACCTTGGTTTCCGCCAAATCTTTTTTGTCTTCTGCAAACTCATTGATTTCTTTTGCGAGTTGTTTCACAACAAAGTCTTCGAGTTTAGCAAAACGCTCACTGACCATTGAACGGTCTTCATGAAGTTCTGCAATTTCTTTAGTTAACTGCTTGAGCATAAACTCTTGCAGTTTATCAGAGTGTTCAGAAACTTTCTTCTTATATTCAACTCTTGCTTCAGCAAGTGCTGATTTATCTTCAGAAAATTCTTTAATCTCTGATTCTAAACGCTCGGAAACCATGCGATCCACCGCTTCAATCATGTTTTGCTTATCATGATCGTAACGTTTCGCAAATTCCTCACGGAGTTCCGCAGTAACAGTGTCTTTGTTTTCCTTCACTTTTTGATCCCAAGCCTCTTGCAAGTCTGAACGAACATCCTCACTTAAAGCGCCAGTTTCAAATAGTTTGTTAAACACATCACTCATTGGCTTCTCCTTTTAATTTACTGCAAGCCTTTTATGACTCGTAGCATCTGTTCTTTAAGGTACTTTTGTGCTTTAGCATCTTGCGATACCTCTTGCGCCGCCCTAAACGCACCATAACCACCTCGTGTGTTCATAAGGTGTTCATAGATTGGTGTAGGATAAGCACCCGGAGCACTAGGTTGTGCTACCACATCTACAGTGATAATTTCAAAACCGTTAACTTCACCTGTAGATTCGTTAACTTCTCCACTACCTCTGCTGGATACACCTAGTTTAACTCCGCTTTCCAGCATTGTTTTAACTAGGTTACCCATTGGAGTCGGCAAAATTTTCATTTTGCCAAATCCGTTAGGACCATCCATCCACATGTCTGTAATCATGTGACTGACCCTGTCCAAGTTTACTTTCAAATCATCTGGGTGATCTACTTCACCTAGTACAGAATAACCGCCGTCGATCTGATCCTTGAGTGTTCTTACAGCGTTGCCTATTTCGGAGACTGGGTAGACTCGCTGATTAGCGTTTTTAACACCACCCTGGATACAAATGCCTTTTAAATAAAGGTTTTTGTTTTCCCCTTCACCTTGAGACTCAAGGGTGACTTGCGCCTGATCGAACGTAAGATGTTCTCTTAAGTATGCCATATTGGCTAACTCCTAATTATTCAGCACTTTTTGGTGCAGATGCTTTCTTAAAAGTGTCGCCTGCTTTTGAACCTGGTTCATTCTCGAAAGATTTTCCCATGTCTTTTGGCTTAACGGCACTACCGCCCTTTTCTTC